AGGATAATCCAGAACCGCTCATTGTTAACAATCAGGTTCAGAATAATATTGGCGGAAACCGTTCCGACAAGCTCAAGAAAATATCCGCTGAAACTCTCGAAGAGTTGGAATCTATTTACGAAGAAATAGAAAAAGAAGATAAAGAAGAAGTTGAAGAATAACTATTTGACTTGTCCGGATAATTAAAATCAATGTATTTTTATCCTAAATATCCGTTTTATTGCTTTATTTTTGTGAAAATATGTTATAAAATACCGTAAAAACGGTAAAAAAGCCGTATTTTCTCACCCTAGTAAAAAGGAGTTGCTAAGGGATTTACACCAGTTTGTTAATGAATACAGTGCAGATGACATAAAGAAGGAGCTTGCACGAAGAAAGCATATACGGTTTATTCAATATTGTTGGCAGAAGCCTTCCGAACCTTATGTAATCGGACTGCATACTCGGATTATATGTTCGCTTATTGATGAAGCAATGGAAAAGTTTCGTCATGGGGAATCGTCCTTTTTGTGTATAAAGGTTCCGTTCCGTCACGGCAAGTCTGAAATACTGTCAAAAAATCTACCGCCTCATTTTTTAGGCGAGTTCCCAGATTGTGACGTTATGAGCGTTACATACGCTATGAGCCTTGCAGAAGGTTTTTCACGTTTTGGCCGTGACTTAATCAGTACGAATGAAGCCTATCAGGGACTATATCCCGACATTGAAATAAGCCACAATCACGGAGGGGTTCACTCATGGGGAATTGAGGGGCACATGGGCGTGTTTACGGCAAGCGGTTTAAGTTCGGGTATTACTGGCAAGGGATACCACTTAGGCATACTTGATGACTACTGCGCAAGCCGTGCGGATGCGGAATCAGAAGGCCTTCGTAACGGCATGTGGGAGCACTTTACAAATGACTTTTTAACACGTAGAGCACCGACTTCTATTACTGTTGTACTTGCTACACCGTGGCACGTTGACGATATAATCGGGCGTATTCAGCAGAAAACAGACCCAGAGAATGAAAATTACGACCCAGAATTCCCTGAGTTTAAATTCGTTACCCTTCCTGCGATGGATGGAGAGGCCGTTGAAAGGGTTAAGGTAAAGGATAAAAAAGGCAAGTGGAAGATTACTGAAAAGAAAATTAAGTATGACTATTTGTTTCCAGAACGTTTCTCGGCTGAATGGTATAGACAGCAGTTAGCATCTCTAGGCGAGTATTCGGCATCGGGCTTGTTGCAGTGTAATCCGCAGACAAGGGGCGGAAACCTTCTGAACATGGAAAAAATCAAATGGCATGACAGCATTGAAGATTTCCCAAAAACAAAATACTATCGAGTATGGGATTTGGCGCACACTGCAAAGCAGACACAGAAGGCAGACCCAGACTGGACGAGCGGAACGCTTTTAACCTATACGAAAAAACTTGTTGATGGCGTTACGATATTTGAGCTGTGGATTAAGGATGTTCAGCGAATAAGGGCAAAGGCTCCTGAAAGGGATACCTTTATACGTGCAGTAACCGAGAAAGACGGAACGGCCGTGACTGTGGCCGTTGAAAACTCTATGGATTCAAAGGATGCCGTAAGTACCATGCAGACAATCCTTAACGGCCGTGTCATAATACGTCCGCTGAACATACGGTATGACAAGGTTGCAAGGGTCGGCTACATAGAACCGATTTTTGACGGGGGCAACGTTCATGTTATGCGTGGTGAATGGAACCTCGAATGGCTCAAGGAATTAAAGGAATTCCCATCCGGCAAGCATGATGACCAAGTGGACAACATTACCGCAGGGTACTTCCTGTGCTGTGAGGGAAACAATAATATTGTAATTAGCAGGACTAGATGTTAAAATTGACTGATATGGAGGAAAGCTAAGGTCTGTAAGGAACGAATGTGCAACATACGCAAGATGGAAGAGGCGTTGGCAGAAATACAGTGATTTTGTCGAAGGTGAGGAAGCCGTAAAAGCTCATGGGGAAAATTACCTGCCGAGGCCTTCGAGCATGGAACATAACAAGGAAGGTGACGCAGAATACAGTGAGTACCTTGAAAGGGCGGAATTCTTCAATGCCGTTGGACGCACTAAGGACGGGCTTCACGGGCTTATGATGCGCAAGGAACCTGCCGTAAATGACGTGCCGGAAAACATGCAACAGTATCTTGATGACGTTGACGGGTACGGCAATTCTTTTGCCCACTTTGTTTCTGACGTTACGGATGACTTCATAGCAATGAACTGGGGAGGCATACTGAATGATGCTCCGGAAGGTTCCGAATCCATGTCCGTGCTTGAAGCTGAAAATGCAAAGCTCTCTCCTTTTATGCGTTACTACAAGGCAGACGACATAATCAACTGGCACTTTAAGGATGACGGGCGCAAGAGTATTCTTGATTATGTCGTACTCAAAGAAGTTTATGAAAAGGAATCTGAAACAGACAGGTTCACGCGTACCGTAAAGACACGGTACAGGGCATTGTATCTTGACGACAAAGGGATTTACAATCATGCCGTGTATGAAGAGGATGCAGAAATACCCACTGCCGTATATATCCCGAAAAAATATGGAAGGCCACGGAACGACATACCGTTCTACTTTCTGGCCAAGGAACCGAAAAAATCCATACTGGAAGATTTGATAAATGTAAATAAGTCATGGTTCCAGATAAACGCTGACTACAAGAGCGGGCTTCACTATGTCTCCGTTCCGGTTCCATACACGATAGGATTCACTCCGCAGGGAGAAACAAAGTATGACGAAAACGGCAACCCGTATCAGGAAGACGCTGAACCGATAAAGATACGTTCCAATTCATTCATTCATTTTCCCGAAGGATGTTCTGGCGTAGGCATGTTGGAGTTTGGCGGTTCTGGGATGGGTGAGCTTCGCAACGCAATGGGCGAATGTGAGGGGCGCATGGCCATTCTAGGCGCGCGCATTATTTCTCAGGAGCGCAACGGAGTTGAAGCTGTCGAGACTGCAAAAATCCACAGGGCAGGCGAAAACTCGGTACTGGCAGAGATGGCTAACAGTCTCAGTGATACGCTGTCGCTTGTGCTTGACGATTATCTGTCATGGTGCAGTAATACACCGGTAGATGTAACCGTGCATATCAACACTGATTATGACGTTGCAAACATGAGTACCGCAGAGCTTACGGCTTATGTTTCCGCATGGCAGAGCGGGGCCATATCAAAACGCACAATGTTCAATAACCTCAAGGAAGGTGAAATTATTGAAGCTACAAAGTCATTTGAAGAAGAGCAGTCTGAGATTGACGAAGAGCAGAAGGCAAAAATGCCGATGCCTAATCTTGAGGAGCCGGCAGAGTGACTGAACTTTTGAACGGTGACTGTCTCGAAGAAATGGAAGTTATTCCATCTCATAGCATAGACATGATTCTTTGTGACTTACCATACGGAACAACACAGAATAAATGGGATTCCGTTATACCCTTTGAACCTTTATGGGAACAGTATAGAAGGGTGATTAAAGATAATGGAGCTATAGTTTTGTTCGGACAGGAACCGTTTTCTTCTAAATTGAGGATAAGCAATTTAGATATGTACCGATATGATTTGATTTGGGAAAAAACGAAAGCAGGAGGTTTCCTTAATGCCAGAAGGATGCCGTTGCAGGCACACGAATGTATAAGCGTGTTCTATAAAAAACTGCCGACTTATAATCCACAGATGGGAGAAGGGAAACCGTTTATTAAAAAAGCTGTTACGAATGGAGATGGTAAGTCTTACGGAAAGTTTGAAAGGATAGGAACTATAAGTGTAAATGAGGGAACAAGGTTCCCTAGAAGCGTTTTGAAGTTTTCAAATGATAATCACAATTCACTGCACCCGACACAGAAACCTGTTGGATTATTGGAATGGCTTGTTAAAACTTACACGAATAAAAATGAAACAGTCCTTGATAACGCAATGGGAAGCGCTTCTACTGGTATTGCATGTCTGAATACTAGAAGGAACTTTATAGGAATTGAAAAGGATGCTAATTACTTTGAGATTGCAAAAAAGCGTATAGCGGAAACTCGGAGCATGTATGATTGAGTTTATTATAAATGGGGAAACTCCCGCAAAAAAGAATAGCCGTATAAACACACGTTCTGGGCGGAGCTTTCCTTCAAAGAGATATACAGAATGGCATAACAGTGCACTTGCGCAGATATATGTACAGGGGAAAGAACAGTTGAGCGGGTGTCCCATAGGAAGCCCGTGCAGAATATCACTGACCTTTACGCACGGAGATTTAAGAAGAAGGGATTCCGACAACGGCACAAGTTCAATACTAGACCTGCTGAAAGACAGCGGAGTTTTGGAAGATGACAACTGGCAGATTGTACGGGAAGTGAACGTTGACAACCTTTACTGCAAGGGGAAGGCCTGTTGTGAAATTGCCATCGAGCTACTGTGAGATTGCAAAAAGACAGAAAATATGATATATTTATAGTGAACCTGTGAAGGCATGGATATGTAGTAGCAGGTGTTAAAGCAGATTGATTGATACCCAGTTTGCAAAATGATTTAGTATTATCAGCCGTTTAGTGATGCTTGGTATCACGCCGAAAGGTGAAGCATTGCTTAACGGCTTTTTGTTTTTGGAGGAGCATAAGGAACGAATTAGAATTGTTTGAGCCAGTTGAAAAAACTATGACGACAAAAGAACTGGCCGAAACTTTAGGTGTTGATATATCAACAGTAAAAAAGACTGTAAGTAGACTTGAGGCAAGCGGTGATGTACTTCACCACCTTACGCGTGACAAGTATAATAATCAGTGCTTTTTATTTGACGAAAAGCAAGCAACCTTTATAAAGCAAGAAATCCAGAAACATCATAACCTTGCAAGCCGTGAAATAGATTCCGTTTCAACGGAAAAAACGATGACTGTAAAGGAAGTGGCTGAGTTTTTCAAGGTTGCAGAAAGTACAATCCGCAACATTGTCGGCAGACATGGCTGGGCAAAAAATGGAGTGCAGACAAAATTAAACGAAGAGCAAGTTACCATAATAAGCCGTGAAATGAAGACAAACTCCAGCATGGGACATCAGAAAGACAGCACCTTACTAGTAACTAGTAAGGTTGCCACGAAGCTTGAAGTTCTTGAAAACTATAAAAAAGCAACAGAGGCATTTGTTGAAATGCTAACAGCTGAAAAAGAAGAATACCGCTTAAGGGCAGAAAAAGCTGAATCTGTTGTAAATCGTATAGCCGACAGCACAGGATTAAAAACAATTAAAGAGGTTGCCGACATTCTCGGTTATGGCGAAAAGACCTATTTTGCCATGCTCAGAGGAATGGATATTCTGTTTAAGGATAACGGAATAAATCTTCCGAAGCGACAGTATATTGATTCTGGATATTTTGAAGTAAAAGAGGAGCCTTACGAAAGGAACGGTAAAACCTTCCTGTATTCAAGAATCTATGTCACTGCAAAAGGCTTGCTCTGGCTTGAAAAGAAAACGCCTAAAAGGGTAGACTGTGCATAAAGGAGCTGTCAAGGAATAAGTACGAAAACGGAGTAATCAAATATCAAATTCAGCTTGAAGCCTATAAAAACGGGCAGGCAAATGAGATAATCGCACTTCTGGACAAGGCAAATGCAGAGATTGCAAAAGCCATTAAAAAGACAAAGGGAGTGTATACAAAGGCTCGTTATAAAGAAATTGAAAAGAAACTGCGTGAAATTGCAAAGAAGCTAAAAGAACAAGTTGGAAGCAGTATCGATTTGGATGCAATCATCGAAACGGAGCTTAAAAAACAGAAAAATCTTCTTGATGCAGTAAAAGGTGACATTGTAACTGTAGATGGCGGAAAAATAAACTTTATTTATCCTGCTTTGGAGCAGATTAAGACTTCCGCGTTGTTCAAGCCAGTAGTACAAGGTATGACGTACCAGAGCTATCTTGACGGCATAGAAGCAGGCTTGTACAACACATGGGATTCTGCAATCCGTACAGGGTATTTAACTGGGCAGACTACACAGCAGATAGTAAGCAAAGTTTTGGGAAGCGTATCACCCAAAACAAGGCTTACAAATTCAAGCCTCATGCACTCATTGAGGAATTCCATTTACGGCAATACTAGAACCGTCTTGCAGTCTTTTGCTTCTGAAACAAGGAACAGGGTTTTTGAAGGCAACGAAAAATATTTTGGAGACGGTACAAAGAACGGGTACAAATATATATGGGTGTCAGTGCTTGATTCAAGAACGTGCATTGTGTGCGGGGAGCTTGACGGGAAACTTTTCAAGTCGCTAAAGGATGCTCCGTCAATACCAGTACACAGAGGGTGCAGATGTATCCTTGTTCCGTATTTCAACATTGAAGGCGAAACACGGGCAAGCAGGGACGGCTATGTTGATTCAAAGGTTACTTTTGAAGAGTGGCTTGAAGGACAGGACGAAAAGACACAGCTTGAAGTCCTTGGGCGCACGCGCTACGAAATGTTCAGAAACGGCACGAGAATGAATCAGTTTGTAGATAATGGGGAAGTGCTGACGCTTAAAGAATTGACGGGCAAATCAGCATAATTAAATAATCGCATGTGCGAGCGTTGACAAAATTATATACTTGCTTTATCTTATATGTTAGAAATGAACGTGCCAAAGGCATAGGCAAAGCCGAAAAATCATATCTAAACTCCAAAGGAGCAATCAAATGACAGAAGACAAGTTGACAAGCGAGTTCCTCACAGAACTTCTTGCAAAGGAAGATGTATCCGCTGATGAGAAGGTCAAGCAGATTTTGTCTGAACATGAAGCATACAACAGGGCTTTAGTCCAGAAGCGCGATGAACTGTTGGGAAGTGAAAGGAAGCTCAAAGAGCAGGTGGCTTCATTCGCAAATGAAAAGACTGGCTATGAATCAAAGATAGCCGAGCTTTCCGAGCGCTTGAAGAAGAACGACCCAGAAGCAAACCGCCAGTTTTATGAAACGCAGATGGCCGATGCAAATGCAAAGCATCAGGCTGAACTCAAAAAGGTTTCAGACGAAAGAGACTTTTACAAGCAGAGCCATCTTACATCGTTGAGGGACAAGGCCATTGAAGAAGGCACAAAAGACCTTAACTTTATTGAGGGCTTGAAGGACGGCTTCATTGCACGCGTACTTTCTCTTAACACATTTGAGCCGAAAGACATAAATGGTGAGTTGCAGTTCCTCAATAAGGATATGCACACCATCAAGGAAGCAATCAACGCCTTTGCACTTACACCGGAAGGCAAGGCTTATATCCGCAATCCGTCAAGCGGTGGCGGAGCAAAGGGTTCCTACAATCCAGTTGGAGGAACAGCAAAGAAAACAATGTCACGTGCGCAGTTCAATGAATTGCAGTCCCGTGACCCACAACAGGTCATGAAGTTTTTCCGTGAAGGCGGAAGAATACAAGATTAAAGGTATAAGGAGTTTTTAAGGCCAAACGTACTTGATAAAGTCATCCCAGTGTTCTACGAAGCATTGGACAGGGTAAACAATGAACTTGTTGGAATGTTGCCGAGTGCCGTCATTGATGCACGCGCAAGCAACGTACAGAAAGGGCAGAAGGTTTCAATCCCAATTACACCGACCTCAACAAACGAGGACGTAACCGCAAGCTCTTCCGCACCATCTGGAAGCGGTGAAACAATCGACACTGTAGACGTTACCATTCAGAAAATCCGCCGTGGTACACCAATTCTTTGGACAGGCGAAGATGAACTTGGCGTAAGCGGTAGCGGTACACTGAACGCAATTCAGGTTGACCAGTATGCACAGCGCATCCGCTCTCTCCGTAACGAAATGGAAGCTGACATGTGTGCAGAAGCATACGGTGGAGCAATCGGCAAGGGTAATATCCGCGGAACTGTAGGAACAAACCCATTTGCTTCAAACCTCGAAAACCTTACACAGGTTTTGCAGGACTTGGAAGATGCAGGTGCTCCGACATCAGAATTGCAGGCTGTACTGAACACAGAAGCAGGACGTGCAATCCGTAACCTTACACAGTTGCAGAAAATCAACGAAGCAGGTGAAACATCGCTTCTCAGACGTGGTGCACTTGGTGATTTGTTCGGTTTTACAATCCGTGAATCTGCGGGCATGAAGCACGTAAGCGGAACCGCTACAACAACTAAGTATCAGACCAA